CATCCGTAATAGCAAGATACCCTTTTAATGGTGCTACGATTACTGATGATGCAAACGTACCTGCTTCTGACACAACAGGAAACGTACAAAAAGGAAGCAATACTAATGGTAACTTACAAGGAAGTTCTTTAATAGTAAAATCAAACGCAGGAAATCACACAATAGATTTTAATATAGATTTTAGATGTTTTGGCGAAGCAAACATAATGGCTAGAATTGAATATAGGCTTATTGGAGAGCTTTGGAGGTTTGACGACAATCTTGATACGACCCTTCCTACTTCCGATGGATTTTACAAAGCTGTTAAAGATACTGAAGCAGGAAATAACACAAACCCAAACATAGAAAGAGTTTGGACTAGCGGAAATGTAGATTTCCAAGAAAATGCAGATTACGATAGAACGCACAACTTTTCAGGTAGTGTTGATGTATTCGGAGATTCTGAAGATAAATATATATTTACTGTTGCGGTTAATGTGCTTGACTTTAACAATACAACAGGTTTCGATAGTTCTAATTTTTCTTTTGGTTGGAAAGGAGGAACGCTTGAAATATCAGGTAATACAGAAATAGAAACGGGAGAAGAATTAACAGACCTACAATTCTTTTTACCAAGAGGAAAGCAATCAGATTTTATATCGGGAGTTGCTCAAATGTTTAATCTTCAGTTTGAAACAGATGTTGCATCTAAAATTGTAAAGGTTGAGCCTTACGATTATTTCTATAAAGACTTTTCTGATGCTGTTGATTGGACTGACAAGATAGATTACTCAAAGTCAATTCAAGATGAATTTATATACGACATAAAGTCTGAGCTTAAATTTCAATATAAGGATGCTTCAGGAGATGGGTTTTTAGAAAGATACAATAAAAAGAATGATGTTGATTGGGGTGCTTACAGAGAGTTAGATACTCAGGGATTATTTTCTGATGGAGAATATATTGTGGAAAATAAATACTTTTCTCCTACTTTTAATTGGTATGAATCAGACTATATAGACCAACCCGCTTCACATCAGTTATCAAGACGACCATTTATACCTATTTATCATTCGGAGGTAAGCAACTTAGATGCTGCTGCAAACGTAGAAAGAGCTGATAAAGATTTTAACATAGGTGCTAGGGTATTGATAACACTTCCTGTTTCATCAGGAACAAGACAGTATTTAAGTTCTCAAACGGGAAAAGTAACGGGATATTCTAGGAGTTCTACTAATGAGGTTGTTACTTCAGACATATTTCAAAAAGATTTTGTTAGAGCAAATTTCTTTCATTTAGACAACGCTAGAAATGATACTGACGAATCTGATGCTTTTGGAAACTTTATGCAGTTAAGTATTGGAACTTACAACGGAAACCTTATACAGATAGACCCTAACTTATCTTTTAATAATATTCTGTTTGACA